AAAGTCGTTAATAAACGTACTATTCACTGCATTGATTGTAGTACTAGAAGTAGCTGTTACAAAATTTCCAGGAACTTGGACTAGTGTTGCTTCTATTTGTGCGGTGAATCTAAGTGGAGCTGTAGCACCAATTGCAGAATACGCAAATTTAGCATCTCTGCTAAAGTTCTTTCCAGCGACAACCTGAATATCAAATAAGAATAATTTGTATTTTCCAGTAGAATGCAACTGAATCTGTTTAGCCCGTGCAGTAGCTACTACTACGCCACCAACTGGCAATACTCCAGCTGTACCAACGCGATCGTAGAATGTAATTACAGTTGCAATATCTGGAATATAGTTAACTGTGTTAACTACGATATAGTTGCCGGGACTCGTTTTAAGTGTAGTAGGCTCATATGCTGAAATAGTGCGAGCTTTATCGATAGTCAAATATTGAGTTGCGATTTTTTCAACTTCATGACCTTTTACGTAGGCTTTTCCAGGCTCTACTGCAAGTGACATTAGAGTTGTCAATGGCGTAATTTCAGTTGAAATGCTAGTGCTATACGTAGGACCTGCATATAACCCGTAGTTATATCTTGGTGTAGTATCTTCGATCCAATTAGAACCAATAGCAAACGCGCCTGTTGTCGCAGACGTATGATTCAAAATACACTTATATGTAGTTGAATTTTGATAAACGATATCGCCAGTAATAAAGGTAGTATTAGCAGCCCAAGTTCTATAGTTGTTTCTATATTCTTTTACTTGAATTGGAAATGGACGAACAGTGTAATCACCGGATTCGTCATAAGTTCTACGAGCTAGAGTCTTCTCAATTTGAGCATACTCTGTCTTATCTACCATGAATTGAATGGAACCATTCAATAATGTAAGTAGTGGAATAAACTCATATGGATCTATGACTAGATCATACTCAACAGCTTTTAATACTAAATCTATATAATATCTTGCTGCGCCAGGTGCCGCATAATTTGGAGATCCAAGCGCGTTATCTAATAGAACGTCGTATCCATCATCTTCCGGATATTTGATGTCTTCGATTACTTGCAATCCAGCCTTAACGCTTGGAGTAGAACTATACTTTGACAACACTGCAGTTTGTGCAGTTACTAATACAAAATTATCCTTAATGTAATAGATACCGCGTTCAATGGTTGCAGTAGTACCAACTCCCAGAGTTAGAGCATCAATTGCAGAATCTTGTACAATCAGATCTAATCCAGATGATCCGTCTGTTGGAGAAATGATTTCGCCATAAGTAAATTTGCCTGCGCCTCTTGTATATTTTACAAAAAGAGTATCCGCTTCTGTGACACCACTAACAACTTCTAGCGGTGTTGCAGCAAGTACAATTGCTTCTACTCCAGAAACTGCGCCACGATAAGTTTTTCCAATTACAGAAGAAAGAATAGAGAAAGTAGAAACCGAAGTACTAGAAGAAATTGAGGCTTTTAGTTTTACATATGGCGTGTTATTGTCATATGAAATTTGGCCAGGAATAACCATCGAACCATTTTTAAATAAATGGTCGCCTTGTCGCTTAATCTGCTGTTGCAGAATAGTCTGCATCTGAGTAAGTTCACGAGCCTGAATCGCATATCCTGGACGGAACAAAATTCTGTAAAATTTGTCATCTTCAGAATAGTCGTCAAAGAATGGTTCAATATTAAAGTCTAGTGCCATATTTTTCTCTCGTGCAAATTAATTACATATCATAGTAATTACTATGTATGGATATATTTATCTAACTTCTTAGAACGTAATCGAGTTAAGTGCTACTACTATCTGTTGAGTAGATGGTGAAAAACTTATTCTGTTGTCGATAGTCAACATTTCACCTGAATATTTATTAACTTCTGGATATACCAAATTAGTAGTACTGAATGCTGTAGGAGTACCCGAGGTTCTAACCAATGTAGATCCAACTGGAGGAATAAAATTATCTAAGTATGATAATAAGAATGCAGCTTCAGTTGATGAATACGCCACGTTCTTTTCAATAACTCTAAATGAATAGACTTTGTTTGGAACAACAGAAGTATCTGTGTACGTTAGTATGTCATCTTTAACAATTAAACTGACACCAGTTTGTGATATGCCACCAATTGCTGTAATACATGACGATGCTAATGCAGTTCTTAAATTAGAATTTTTACCATAAATTTTAGGATTTTTTATAATAGAAATCTGACGATAATCATTTGTAGAAGAAAAAGATTGATTTTTTTCTTTAGATAAATTTCCATGTAGAACTAATGTTTTTGAGTATAGTTCACTAACGGCATCTTTGCCGTGACCATCTTTAGGTGATATAATCGCATGAGCAATTGCTTGATTAGTACTTCCGTCTGCAACTCCGCCACCAGTGATAGTAACTGTCGCTTTCGTGTAATTAATACCAGGACTATTCACCAAAATATTAGCCAATGATCCAGTCGAATTTAGCGTAGCAACTGCAGTACATCCAGTTCCATCACCAGTAATAGTAACAATTGGAATAGACGTATAAGCATATCCAGAATATATTAAATCTATAACTGGTATAGCGCCGTTTACTGCAGTTAGTTCAACCGTTGACTGACGTGATTCGATATCGCCAATACCGAAACTCAATAATATTGAAGCTTCGGTAAATCCAACAGTGTTCACTTTATCTACTGTTGACACTACGCTAACTAATGCATAGGTGTATCCTATGCCAGCTTTTGTTATTGACAAACCTTGAATTTCGCCATTAGAATTAATCAATGGCGTCAATTGCGCTTCATTCTTCTGTGTTGACACGTTGAACGATAAACCAGCAGCGGTTTGTCCCGCTATTGATGTAACATTTGACAATACAATGTTACTCGCATTTGAATCTTGAGTAACTGAATAAAAGGGCTTAGAATACCCATATCCAGTAACTGATATCGCCAACGCAGCAGTTCCAGTTCCAGTGCCAGGACCAGATGCAGTAAATGTAGATCCTAATTGAGGTTGACCAGTTATCGTTGTTGACGCAGCCGTCATACTATTATTGAGAATGTATGTTCCAGTACCGCCAGTGCCTGTTCCTAACTGTGCGATATACGTTCCAGCAGTAACGTTAGTGCCCGTGATATACGTTCCTACAGTTAAAGAACCGGACGTTACAGCAGTAACAGTAAGAGTCGTAGTAGCAATTGCTCCTGTTACAACAGCTGAAGATGTAGCACCAATAGAAACAAAATTAGTGGTACCAATTGAAGATACTTTATATGAACTGCCAGAAATAAAAGATCCTGCAGCAGTTCTTGCTCCTAGAATAGCACCGGTTACTACGCCAGCTTTATAAATTAGTTTTCCAACAGTTACGCTAATCGCAGTATCAATAGTAATTACAGTGTTACTATTGACGGCCGTTACTTTGTATACTATGCCATTTATTTTCACGGCAGAGTTGATCGACAACGATGTTAAGAAACTAGTACCAACGCCAGTCACTGTTGTTGTAGTCGTAGATGCTGCAAGAGTACCGGCTAAAACTACGTCACCGATAATTCCATTAGCAACAGCGATAACGCCATTAGTTAGGTCAGGAGATTTGAATAAGAATTGCGCGGTAGAATATCCAGAACCTCCATTGGTTATAGATATTCCTGAAACTTGGTATGGATTTTCTTCTAAGTAACCATCACCAGTTACTACTAAATTCGTGTATGCACTACTAAGTCTTTCAACGATTGGTTCTAATACTACAGAACGAGTTGCTGTTCCTACAACTGTGACAATCGGCGGGTATGAATAACCTGAGCCTTGTATGTTCATCGCTACTGCTGTAACTTGTCCACCAGAAATAGTCACGCTTAAAATTGTTGCGCTTACACCACCGCTTTGATCGGGATTCGATAAAGTGACTGTTGGGGCTACTGAGTAACCAGAACCTCCATCTATGATTTTAAATCCAGTAATCTTGTATGATGTTATTGGATATTTTGCACCAGGATTCTCAATATTGTATGCGACAATAGAACCCTTTGAATAAAATTGATTTGATAGTGCCGTAACTACTGGCATAGTAGTTGCAGTCAAAAATTTATTGCGTACTGACAACGGAATAGTGTACATATATTTCCATATGTAACCATCATCCATTACCATAGAATCAGTACTTGTGCCGATAGGTCTTTGTGAAGAAGGACTATCATTATTATTGTATAAACATTTATAGACGTTATAGTCGTCTGTTAGGCAATAAAACTCAGCAGTCTCTAGAGACGTAGCTCCGGAGAATGCTGGGTAAGTACTACTATACTCGTTAAACATATCAAACGTGTAACCGCTAACCCAGTTAATTCTTGGAATAACTGCAGCAATGTCATTAGAATCTATCTGCTTGTATAGAAGCATCTCGTTTCTAGTTTCATTTTCATATTCATATGATTCTGATACTGCGTCTGGAGATGTTTCATTTGCCCATGCACCAGCATGGCCATACACATAGTAGTAACGACTAATGTTTGACACGATTTCTGATATAACCGATTTAACTAAATTGGTCTTCAGAGAGAATTTAAGTAGTGATGTTGACATTTATTATTTTCTTTTTAATCGTGCACGAGTATAATACGATTGAACAATTATTGAATTGTTACAGTCCAAGTGATAGCGATAGAATCGTTTGCAGCTTTGTTAACAACGTCGAACGAAGTCTTGCAAAGTAGTGCTGACGTAATTGTACCAGAACCTTGAACAGGTCCTGTAGCAACGTTGAAAATACCAGCTTCAATCAATGAACCTGTACCTGTACCAGCAGCAAAAGTTGCAGCATAAGTAACAACAGCACCAGACACAGTACCGCCAGAAGTAGTCAAACTAACGCGAGCTAGTTCTGAAAGTGCTGGAGAACCACCGGTTGAAAGTGCTTGATCTGCAATAACTGGAGTAGTCTTAGTTGGGTTTGAACCAACTGTTGCGTTACCACCAACTGCCATGTATGCCATTTCAAGTGGAATGCCAGTAGTCTTCATACGAGCTGCAATCCACTGCTTACCAATGGTTGTAACAATATTAGAATACATACGTTCTTCGATGAGTTCACCATCTGGACCGAAATGAGCGATTTGCAAAGTACCACCGCATTCGATGATATTTTGGAATTGAGGAATTAAAATCATTTTATACCTTTTTAAAATTAAGAGATTGCTCTCATGTCATGCACTGAATAAACTTCTGCTTCATAGGAATATGAAGTGTTAGGATCTGCAGCATCGTTTTGATTGTACACATTATAGTACAATGTTCCTGTATTTGTATTATTTATACTATCGGCGTATATAGGACTATTCGCTCGTGTTGGAGTAGAATCAATAGTTACACCGGTAAGATCACTCCAACTAGCACCGGAGAATGACCATTTAGTCAATCCTTGAGTAGATCCATCCGGGAATGTATCGGCAATGACTCCAGTGAGATCAGTTGCCAACGGTACAATAGATCTATCATACGTTACCGATCCTTGACCTGCTCCATTTCGAGTTCCTATTGCATCTGCGATAGTCTGAGTTTGATCCCAAGATGCACCAGAGAATGACCATTTAGTCAATCCTTGAGTAGATCCATCCGGGAATGTATCAGTTGGCGATGAAAGAGCTTCACCTAATTGTGAAGTATCACCAATTGTGCTAAACACGACACTTCCACTAGTAACATGGCTTATTGTAACCGTAAATGATGTAGCGTCTATGATAGCTAAAATTCTAGCACCAGTTCCAAAAACACCAGTTCCAGAAGTTAACGATAGTACTATACCGTTATATAATCCAGACGTGGTACCAGACGTCAATGTTACTGTCGTAGATCCTGCGACTAGTGTTGCTTGGAATCCAATTATATTCGGTGTACGAATATAGCCTACTCCAATTCTAGTTTCAGGATAGTTCATGACATATGCTGAACCATCCCAAGACCAATCACCGCCGACAGAAATAATAGCATCGGTTTTTGCCGATGGTGTAAAGTCCTTCGCGCTTCCATTTTCACCAATTGGAAAGTAAGAATCGAATGGATTTGTTTCACCAGTATAGTTTACATATGTCTTATCTCTACTGTATGTAGCAATACCTTTGCCAGCGGCATCACGATTTCCAATAGCTTCTGCAGTAATAGTCGCAGCAACAAATGGATACTGCTCTGGCAGACTGTTGAAATTAGAGTAATTTGTATCTCTAACATATGTAGCAATACCTGCGCCAACTACATCGCGATTTCCAATAGCATCAGTAGGTATGCCGGTAGTGTCGCTAGTAAGTTTAGTGCTATCTTTTATGTCTTGAGTGCCAACGTGATAAGCCGGTGCAAGACTATTTTCAATTGGATCGCCAGCAGAACCTTTTAACGCATCTTTCTTACTACCAGTGTCATAATCTGTAATAGTCCCAGTGGTATCACTGGTAAGTTTAGTATTGTCTTTCTTACTACCAGTGTCATAGTCAGTAGGACTGATTAACACGTCTGTTGATAATTTAGTGTTATCCTTAATGTCTTGAGTGCCAACGTGATAAGTTGGCACAAGACTATTTTCAACTGGATCGCTAGCAGAACCTTTTAGAGTATCCTTAATGTCTTGAGTGCCAACGTGATAAGCCGGTGCAAGACTATTTTCAATTGGATCGCCAGCAGAACCTTTTAACGCATCTTTCTTACTGCCTGCACCATAGTCAGTAGGTATAGCTGTAATATCACTTGTGTTTTTAACGTTGTCTTTAATGTCTGCAGTTATATCATGATAAGCTGGTGCAAGACTATTTTCAATTGGATCGCCAGCAGAACCCTTAAGCATATCATAATACTTAGATTCTAATATAGTTTGGAATTCTCCATTAGCATTTTCTAATCTCTTAATTACATCTTTGATGTCTTGAGTATCACTATGATAAGTACTTTGCAGTTCACTAAGAAATTTATAAACATCGTTTGCGGCATCATCATCTGTTGCGTATTGTTGATCTGTAAATTGACGACGGATGAACGCGTTAAGAGCACTGGCCGATACCAAATATGTGTTTTTGATATTATATTCGGCAAACATTTCAAAACCGGCAGGATGCAATAGTGCCTTTATGATATCACGATAAGATTCTATTTGCTGTTCTACTTTAATGACATATGAGAACAACTGATAATATTTGCCATCTTGAATAAATGACTCATCGGAAATAAATCCATCGCTCTTTGAATAGTATCCAGGATATACTGCAACAGGTCCTAGATCAATTCTAATTTCTGCTAGAGTATTATCAATAACGCTATCATTAGAATTATTAGTGTAAAATGATCCTATGATTTCACCTACATAAGTACCATCTGCATAAAATACTTTTTCGGTTGTATTTCCTGCTGGCACATACGCACTATCATAAGCAAAGTAATCTTGCTTGTTTATGTAACCTAAATCAATATAACCAGTTGTGCCATCCGCATACGGATTTGTAGTCGTATATGAACTAGTTGGAAATAGTCCAGCAGGGTGTCCAGCGCCGAGCGTGAATGAAGTAATAGGAGTATAGTACGAAAAGGCTTGGCGCGTTTTATTACTTAGTTTTGCATAAAATACCGATTCGTAGTCTAGTCCAAAAGTGATTACTTGAATTTTCTTAATGCCGCCGTTTGCATCAATTTTAGTAATTTTTACTAATGAACCATTACCACTTTCGGATGGCAAATGATAAAGTGAACCGATTTCAAACCCAGAACCGCTCGTTATAATATTGTATTTCGATGGGCATGGAATGATCACGCCGGTGTCTAAGCCGTCTTCAGATAAGACAGGATTGCCTACAAAAATATCTTGGATATAAGATCTATCGATAAAAACTTCATATATGTTTTCACGATAATGCACTACACGCGGGCAAAAGACATGAATATTCTTCATGTCAGTTTTAATGTTTATAATTTTTCCACCTAAGTGAAACAAATCTCCCGAAGATTGCTGTATGAATAGAGATCTTTCCTGAATCCAACTTCCATCCGAAGCTCTCAAAATCTGCTTTGACGGATAATATATTTCAGCTTCTTTATTAAAAAGAGTTCTAAACAAGAACTGAAATGATTCAGTAGATCCACGAGTTTTATAAAACTCACGAATACGTTGTAAAATGAATCTTTCATTCTCAAGCGTATTTGTTGGAAATATTACTGAAAGTTCTTTTTTAAATCTAGTTACAAATTCGTCAAGTGTATTTTCAATAGAACGAATGTCTTCTAGATTGCGCTGTTGGGTTTGATCTAAAAAGGCATAATATGCTTTTATAAAATCTACGAACACGCCATATTCTTCCCGAATAAATTCGGGAATCTGTCGTTCCAATGCTATAGAAATAGGTGTCTTATCCATTATGTTCTACTAGATGCAAACTGATGAGTTGAACCTGAAAGTTCTTGTACTGTGCTAATGCTTAAATAATCTAAACTTATGTTAACAATCTCATTATGTTTTGAGAGAATATCGTTAGACTGTGGCTTAATTATAAATTGTAAATCTGATTCTACTACACCAGTCAC